TGGGTGGTCCTTCTATGTTAGAAGACCTTGGTGGTGTGAGTGAACTGGCTAGGGCTTATGACATTCTGGGTGTTACGGGTGAGGGTGACAGTTACGCTGACAAACAGGTAAGAGACATTATGGAATTGTTGTCTGAGTATGGATCATCTTTGAACATGGATGGCACGGGCGGTGCAGATGCAATGAGGGCAGATGTTGGAACAGCAGACATAGGAAACTTTTCTATTAGCAATGCCATTGATGCTTTTTCAAATATGCCACCGTTATCGCCACTTGCGGCAGCATACAAAGGAGCCGTTGTTTTAGACAAGATAATACATGACAATATGAGTCCTACTGAAGCATTAGATGATACTCTGGGTTTTACTGGAGGAAATACCTATACACCACCTGTTGGGTTTGGTGATTTCGGACCAGACGGAAGTGACGTACAATGAGCAAGAAATCTCTCAAAGATAGCTTGCAATTAAACAAACCAAGACGCACGCCTGACCACAAGACCAAGTCTCATGTTGTTAAAGTCAATGATGGTGGAACTGAGAGACTCATCCGGTTTGGACAACAGGGTGTTAAGACGGCGGGCAAGCCTAAGTCTGGTGAGTCACAGACCCAGAAGAACAGACGAAAGTCATTCAAGGCGAGGCACGCTAAGAATATTAAAAAGGGTCCGACATCGGCGGCGTACTGGGCGAACAAAGTCAAGTGGAATGAGGGTGGTCGTGTGTTGGGTGTCACCGGAGATGATCCACTAACTGAGGCGATGACCGGAACGTTGGGTCAATTCAGAACGACACAGGACCGTGACCCTCGAACTGTTACACAAGAAACAAGTCTTCTAGCTGATTTAAACGAAGATGGTCGGATAGATTTCTATGATGGGTACGAGGCGGTGCGTCCGTCCTATCCGAGTGAAATCGGGGGAGCATTGAAGCAAGCGGGGAGTAACATCAGTCAGGGTGACATTGCTAAAGGCGCGGCGATGTTAGGGCTAAGTGGCCTGATGGCTGCTGACTACGTTCCCGGTGCGAAGTTGGCTACGAGCACAATAGGTAGACCAATCAAGAGTTTCTTACAGGACATTGCAGGGAACTTACCAGACACTTCGGTGTTAGAAGCTGCGAGTTACAAGGGCCGACTTCGTGATGCACTTCGTGGCAGTAAACAAAAGACGATGACTATACCACAAGTAAAGAAACAACTTGAGGGTGTTAGTCAAACGGAGAAACGCTTTCTTGACCCGGAGCTTGAGAAAAAAAGATACGAGTCCAAACTTCGGGAGATGGCTGGTCTAAAACCTGATGACACGGTAACCACCGAGGAACTGATAACGATTTTGGATAAGACCGAGCCGGGTAGAAGTTATACGACAAGATCGGGTACGATTGAACGTTACCCTACGGTTTTACAAGAGAAAGAGTTTCCCGCATACGAAGCCCCTTACTACAAAACAATGCGTAGGCCACAGGGTGTATTTGGGGATGATGCTGCTTACTCGGATGAGTATAAAGAAATTGTTGTAACGCTCACACCAGAAATGAAACGTCAGTATCAAAGAGAATTGCAAAAAGCGGGAATGGACGCTGTGGATGTTGAGAATGTTCACTATGTAGATCATCCCAATGCTGTTTTTCATATGCGAGTGGACCAAATACGCGATGAGTTACCTGATGGTAAATATAAATACGTTACGTTCTCGGAAGAGTTTCAGAATGACACTGCGATAAAAGTGGCAAAGGAAGGTGAGTACGATCAATTCACACCATTAACGTTAAGTTCATCAAACCCAACTAGCAGAATCGAAGGACTCAAACTAGACATCACTGAGCAAATGTTGAAAGAAGATCCTTTCAATACGTCTAAGTCATCATTGAAATTATCTGGTTTGCCAACTGGAACTGAAAATATTGAGAGGGGTTTTAAAGAGCTACCTGAAAAAATTTCGCGTAAAGACAAAGCAGAGCTTCAAGAGAAGATAGCTTTGGAGATTGAGGAAACCAAAGAAAAGCTAGAAAATGCTTTGTATCTCGATCCCCCAACAAGGGAAGTACCATTTGAATCGACACAAGGAACGGTATACGAAACGGCACGGAGAAAACAAGATGATCCGTATGCCATAGAGGAAATAAAATACGAACTGCAACGATTAGATGCACAAAGAAGATTATTAAATAATGTTAACACACCAGAGGGTGTTCCCAAGAACTTTCCGTTTCTTAAAGAGTGGCCCAAGTTAGCAATGCAAAGGTTAGTCAACGAGGGGGTTGGTGATAGTTCCGATGCTATTGGGTGGATCAGTGGTAATCAATCGGCAGCGGTGCGGAATGCTACCAGACATATTGAGGCTTTTGAGTATGACCCATCAACTGGTGTATTCAAATACCAAGACCCTGTCAGGGGCAGAGAAGTTGTAGATGATCTAGGGGGAGATTTCAATACAGAACAAATTCCAGAGATCATAGGTATGCGATATGGCGAGGAAATAAAAAAAATAATCGAAGCAGCGCCATCAACTGAAGTAACGCAAGTTGCTTTTAATAAACCTATCGTTCGAGATGTGGTTTTGCCTGAAACATCGGCATCTAAAGAAAAAAATTTAGCCGAGGGTGCGAGGACGTTATATGACACCGTGATGGTGAAAGAGGCCAAGAAGCTAGGTAAGAAATATGGGGTTGAACCTTATCAAGTACCTGACGGAAGTTGGAGAATGGACATCACGCCAGAAATGCGTGAAGATTTTATGTTAGATGTGACCTATGCCGAGGGTGGAGCAGTCGAGCTTGACTTGGGTATGGATGAAAGAGATTACCAACGAGCAGTTACCAAAGAGACATCAAGCATTGCAGATTTAAATGATGACGGTGTTGTCAATTATGTTGATCTGGTCGAAGCATTACGTCCGACTGCTCCGCAAGAATTACAGGAAATGGGTCAAACCATTATAAAATTATTGAGCGATGATGAGATTGCCAAGGCAACAACTATGGCTGCAATGATGGGTGTAAGTCTTGTTGGTCTTGGTCGCGCTGCTACTGCTGGTCCGAGGCGTGATATGACACGAAGTGTTATGAAAGAATACGATCCAAATATTGTCGAGAACCGAGCCGAGGATATTGTTAAAGGTGTAGAGGGTCGCGGTGGTAGAGGTCCAGAGTTAAAATCTGGTCAAGATGAAGTTGATTATTCCAAACTTAGAAAAGAAGAGATTGATCCTCTTGGGTATCAGGCAACCAAGATGGATAAACCACCAGATCAAGTTGAGGTCGAATCGGAATCAGTAGTTCAATTACCACCAAAGAAAATAATAAAAATAGAAGATTTGGAAGGTAAGATTGCTATTCCTCTCTATGGAGATCGAGCAGGTCTTGGTAAAAACATTAAACAGGTTGATGATATAAAACTTGAAAGACCTGTTCTTACGGAAGGTGGTAGAGACTTTATGCGTGGCGATGCTGGGATAGTGGGTGATTCCAAACGTATTCCCAACAATCCGGAAACAAATATTTGGGCATCTGGTCAGAATATAATCAGTCGATTAATCAACCGTGCAAGAGAAGAAGCAGATGCTACAGGTAAAGAAGTTGTTGGTATAACCGGAACAATGTCTCCCAAAGCACTAGATTTCAATAACTTCACGCCAGAGTTGTTAGCAGAAATGACTGCGGTAACAATTGCTCGTGGTGGTATGAAGAAAAAAGATATGGCAAGATTTGATGAATTGATGAAAACGCAAATTACGAAGGACAAAGATTTTAGGCCAGTAGAAGATTGGCCCGGAATAGATTCACCGGACCTTCGGGATTATATATCCAAAGCAGCACCAAGAGTTCGTAAAAAATTCATGCGAATAATGGAAAAAGCAGATGCACAGAAAGCTGGATTCCCATCTCCGGGTAAAGCAAGGGTTGCTACTACAGACGAATCTCAGATATATACACCACCCGGAATGTTTGGGGGTGCGATTGGAAAAATTGATCTTGATGCCGATGCCATCACTGATCCATTAATTCCGCATTCAACTTATGATACACAAATGGCTGGCGAATATTTGGGTGCTCTTGAGCGTGATGTTCCACAAAGTCAATTGTTTCAAAAGTTATACAAAGAACGCGAAGGAACACTGGTCAAAGGCAAACCTGAGACAGAGGCAAATAAATCGGCAACAATACGAACTCAAGTACCCGGACAGGAAATTACACCAGAAGTTGTTGACACAATTTCAGCGTCAATTGAAGAAATGAAAAAGCGTGGTTACAACGAAGGTGGTCAGGTAGGTACAAGTTTCTTTGATGACTTGTTTGGAAAATTTCTTGGAGCACAAGCAACTGGGGGATTGGAAGTAAGTGCCAGTAGAGACACAGTACCAATGCAATTTTGGGATGGTGAAAAAATTACTGTTGAAGAAGTTACTCAAGATCAAATTGGTGGCTACGCTGAATTAGGTTTAATCAAACAAATTAATGATAATTTAATTATTGATGGATCAGCCAGTGTCGGTGGTGGAGCAGGTAGAATGATGGATAACCCATTTGAAGGTGCAATCCAAGCTGGACCAATAAAAGGTGGTTTAACTTTTACTGATGAAGATTTAGATGTAAGACTAGGTGGAAGATATAATCCAACATCTGAAGAAAAGTTTATTGGACTTGAAGGAAAAATAAGATTTGCTAAGGGTGGGGTTTACAACGCCAAAAAAATCGACATGATGTCTGATCAGATACTGGAGTCATATGATGTCTGACGAAACTATGATGGACGAAGAACAACAGGGTGAAACTGTTGCTATTCCCAATGAGTTAGCTGAGGTAGAAGACACAGATGATGGCGGTGCTCTCATTCGTCTTGATGAAATGGAGTTGAGTCAAGAGCAAAGGCTTGCACATTTTGCTAACATTGTTGAAGAAGTAGACCAGAATAAACTCAATACTGCTATCATTGATCTAGTAGACAAAATCTCCAAGGATAAAGAGTCTAGAGAAAAACGTGATAAACAGTATGAGCTAGGATTACAACGCACTGGCCTCGGTGATGATGCTCCGGGTGGAGCACAATTCGAAGGTGCGAACCGTGTCGTACATCCAATGTTAATCCAAGCGTGCGTTGACTTTTCCGCACGATTTATGAAGGAAGCGTTTCCTGCGAATGGACCTATAAAGAGCAAAGTTCAAGGTGAGCAAACGCCAGACAAATTAGAAAAAGCCAGACGCAAAACTGATTTTATGAACTGGCAAACCACACAACAAATGCCTGAGTTTCGTGCTGAACTAGAACAATTGAGCACACAATTGCCACTTGGTGGTGGGCAGTATATGAAATTTATGTGGGATAGTTTGCATCGTAAACCACAGTCTGAGTTTATCCCAATTGATGATGTCTACTTGCCGTTTGCTGCTACGAACTTTTACACGGCAGAACGTAAGACCCATGTGCAGTATATCACCAAGATGGAATATGAAAGACGGGTTACGTCTGGTATGTATATCGATGTTGATCTGGGTTATCCGAATGAACCAGAGTATAGCAAAGCAACGACTGCCAACGATAAGATCGAAGGTAAACAAGAAAGTAGTTACAACGAAGATGGTTTGAGAACAATTTTCGAAATCTATACGTTTATGGATTTTGACGATGGATTAGAGCCATATATCCTGACAGTAGATAAAACAACCAACAAGGCGTTGTCATTGTATCGTAACTGGGAAGCAGACGATGAGATGAAAAACGAGTTGGATTGGATTGTTGAGTTTCCTTTCGTCCCGTGGCGAGGAGCCTATCCTATCGGATTAACTCAGATGATCGGTGGTTTAAGTGGGGCAGCTACCGGAGCACTGAGGGCATTGATGGATAGTGCTCATATTCAAAACATTCCCACAATGTTAAAGCTAAAAGGTGGTCCGAGTGGACAAACAATTAGCTTGCAACCTACTGAGATTGCTGAAATTGAAGGTGGGGCGATGGTTGATGACATCCGAAAGATAGCGATGCCACTGCCATTTGGTGGACCAAGTCCTACACTGTTTCAATTACTAGGGTTTTTAGTTGATGCTGGACAAAGTGTAGTTCAAACATCATTTGAAAAGCTAAGTGATACCAATCCAAATATGCCTGTTGGCACCACAATGGCTCTTATTGAGCAGGGCATGGTGGTGTTTAGCTCGATACATTCACGTTTACATTCGTCTATGGAGCGTTGTTTCAAGATTCTACACCGAATCAACAGTGCTTACATGGTGGACGAAGACCTACAAGGTAATGATGCTGGCC